CCTTGAATCCGAAAAACTGAAGTCGGGACGGGTGTGAATATATCAAACCGCTTTGGTTTGAATATCATGTTGAATTTCATTGTTTCGTTGTTTCTTTTATTCTTCCTGAAGGTCGTCAATAATTTCCTTCACCTTATCGCAAAACGTTCTTATTTCGCTGAATTTTGAAAATATCATTTCAAAAGGTATGATGTCATTTTCGTATAAATCCCAAAGGACTTCAATCAATAAATCAAATTCAACACGGGTCATTTTTCCGACGTATTCATAATTGAATACAAAACCCTCTGGCGCGCTTTGCGTCCAACGTATTTTTTGATTTGATTCGTCAAAGTAAACGTTTCGATATTTCATTTTAAATGTTTTTAACCTTGAAAAAGTACAAATCCAAAACACTTTTGACGTCGTCAAAATTGTACAAAACATGCGTTTCCCAGCCGCATTGATTCAACCACTCCAACCATTGAATTTGCATTTCAGTCGGTTTGTTGCGTCCGACTTTTAATTCAATTGCAAGTCCGTTGTAATCACAATTTGTGTTGAATATCATTAAGTCCGGGACGCCGGCTTTTGAACCAAGGTGTTTAAATTTAAACCTTTCAAACGGTGTTCTTTTGCCTTCATTCGGAACGTGTGTAAAAATTGCTTCAGGATATTCCCAGTTTAAATATGTGACAACACTTCGTTGAAGTTTGTCTTCTTCACCTAAAAATTTTTTGAAACCTTTCAAGTTGTTTGTTTTATCAAAATTAAACAAAAACATTTTAATTTTGCAAATTTTTTATTGTTTGTTTCAACTTTCCGTTTTCCATTAAAAGTTGATTGTACCTAAACGTCAATTCCTGAAGTGACATTTGTTCGGTCTTTTTTTGAACGTCATTTTTTAATGTTTCGTAAATCGCAAGAAATTTTTCTTTGAACTCCTTGTCAGTTTCCATAAAGATTGGAAAGTTTCGAATCCCATGCAAAACGGTTGCATGATTCTTGTTGACCGTCTTTGCAATCCTAGACAAGTTCATGTTTGTAAAATAGTAACAAAGCCAATAATAAATCATACGCGCTTCAACATATTTTTCAATTCTTGTCGGCTTATCAATATCAATGTCAAAAAAATCATTGATTCTTCTTTTAATTAGTTTATGCGTTTCCATTGTTATAAAATTAAAGTGCCGTCGTCTTTGACTTCGGGCGTTTGATGTCCAAGTGCAATTCCGGTTTCATTATAAAACTTCCAATCATGAAACGCTTGTTTCCAACCTTCGCGACCGTATTCAATCATTTGTTCACTCATTGCGTAAACTTCAACAGAAAACGGGTGTTTGGTTTGTACGGCAATGAATCGGAATTCGGACGGGTCAATCCCCAACATTTCCGAATAAAACACCCCCTGGATTGGGTAGGAAAATTTGTACACGTCACGACGAAATGATTTTGGTGAATTATCTTGACATGTCTTGACATCTGAAATAAACCCTTCTTTGTAGTTTACAACGTCAGGGCGAATGCGAACGTTAACACCTTCGTGCTTTTTGTAGTGTGATATTTCAATTTCCCCGGTGCAATACTTTCGCGCCAATTCATGTTGATTGTAATTGCCCGAAATACTTGAAACAATTTCGTTTTCGTCGGCGGTCAAAAGTATTTTGCCCTTTGACAATTCTTCATGTTTTGCTTTTTCTTCTTTGCCGGCTTTTGTGCGCCCGTCAATCTTTGGCATGACATGAAAGTCGTTGATGTATTCCGCCGGTTCTAACATTGCCGCATGTACCGCCGAACCAAGGTTCATTGCCTTTGACGAAAATGCTTGGCGTTGTAAAAATTTTTGAACTGAATTTTGATATATGTATTTCAGTCCCGACGCGCTTATTGCGTCGCTTGAATGATAAACTTCGTTTGTGTCTTTGATTTTCTTCATTGTTATAAATTTAAAACCCCCCGAATGACCGGGGGGCGTTCCCTTTGATTGCTAAATTAAAACGGCAAATCGTCGTTGTTTCCTTTGACAACTTGGTTGCTTTCAACCGTTTCAAAACCTTCCGATTTTGAACTTGGTTCCCACGTATTCAAAGCGGCGTAAGGTTTGCCCGCTTTTGACGTAAGAAGGTCAACATTCAACCAACCGTTTTTGCTATGTTCTTTCACGAATTTCGCGAAGTCTTCAATCTTAAATGAAAGCGAACCAATGACAAAGTCCGGTCGGCTTGGATTTTGCTTGACGATTAAACCGTTAACAAGCGTTTTTGTGTTTTCCATGTTAAAAAATTAAAAATTAATGTTAAAAATAAATATTTACGCGCTAAATTTTTGCACGATTTTTTCGCGTTGTTGCGCGCTGACTTCGAATTTTTCGAACACCTTTTTCGCTTGGTGTGGTGTCCCATTCAAAGTTTTTTCCAACTGAACATTTGAAAGTTTTGGTTTTGCTTGCGGCTTGGTTTGTTTGGATTGATTCTTGACCGCGTTTGCGACTTCTTCAGCCGACGCAATAGACGTGTCAATTCCGATTCCTAAATAACCAAGCGCACGTCCAAGTGCGGACGTAAAACCATTTTCAACAAATGACGTTTTATTTATATAAGAACTGTCGCGGTATTCTTGCGAATGCGCCGACGCTTTTTCCGCGCCGTTGTCATCTACAATTGTAACTTTGAAAATTCCTTCTTTTTCGTCTATTGAAACAACTGATTCGTTTATTGACCAACCTTTGAATTGTGGTTGATTATTAAAGTGAATCAATCGTTCATTGACTGGAATGTACTCTTTCCCCTTGATGTTGATTTTCTTCATTGTTCAAAAAAATTAGACGGTCAAATCCCGCGTTGACCAATTTGTTCATTTCGTTAATCGTAATCGAACCGGGATTTTCGACACGACTTTTAAGCGTTGGCATTGTACAATCAAGAATTTTGCACACGTCAAAACGTTTTATTTTTAAGCGTTGCAATTCTTGTTTGAAATGCCATTCAAATATTCCATTCATGTTTTCAAAATTTTGAATGATAGTGTTTAATTTTTGAAATGTCAATTCTTGACTTTCATGCCAAAAATCGAATTGCGATTTTGCAGTTCGGAAAGTTGACAACACTTCGGCGATTTCGTTTCGCGAAAGTGTGATTGTGATTTCTTTTTTGTTCATAATCAAAGCGAATTTACAAAAATTATTTTTAAATAAAAAAATATATTTTAAAAAAAACCCCCGCATTCAAAATGAAATTGGGGGTTCAGCAAACAAGGGAAGGGACGTTTTATTGCGTTGATTGCCTTAGTGTTGCTTGTACGTCTTCACCCTGATTTGGGACGTGCATGACAACCGAAACGGTGTTTGCTTTGACGTTGTATTCCATTGAATCAATAATGCACGAAACGGGTTCGTGTGTTGGATATTCATTTGAAATCGGAAAGTTCACAAATGATTGTTCAGTAATTGCGAAAACGTCATCAGCTGAAGGTGTTATTTGTAAATCGGTATCAAGGACAATGTAATTTGGTGAACCGGTCACAACTTGTGTGACTTGAATGTCGGTTGTGATTTTACTTTGTCCCGTTCCGCCAGTAACATAATCCCCAACACTAATGTCAGAAACCGAATCAAACGTGTAAATTCTGTTTGTTTCTTGTCCGCCAGTTTGTTGCGAAGGGTATTGAATAAAAACCTTTGCAAAGTCAATCCAAATTTTATTTCGTAATGAAACCGGCGTTTTATTATTGTTATAAAACGTCCCTTCGTACCTTGTCAAATGGGTTCGATAATCATTGATTTTTTGTTGCGTTGTTGCAATTGGACTTGTTTGAACGTTTTGCGCTTGTGCGCGTCTTAAATAAGTTGTATTTGGATTTCCGACAATTTGATAATCGGCGTCAATTTTATTTGAATTTACGGTTCTGTTTTGTGAATAAGTCACGTCTTTGAATGCGTCAAATTCTCTTTCAACCCTTAAATCGTCAATATAAAAACCAGACATTGTTGAACCTGAAACGGCATACGGCAAATAAATAATTATTTCAAATTGAAAAACACTTGAAGTCACGTCCATTGTCATATTTTCGCTAAATGATTGGAATTCATTGTCGCTTTCAATTTTTATCAAATTATTTTGTGTTGTATTATTCCAATTGTCGTTTGTAGAATTCCAATATTTAACCGTCGAACCATGCGTTCGTTTTATGTCATAATTAAAAACCGCCGCGTTTGTAGTGCCGTCAAAATAAAATGTCCCTTTAAATTTAACATCATCATTTTCACCGACACCGCTAATTGACGCGCCGTTTGATTTCAACATTTCTGTAAATGTTGATTGATTAGATGTGTTTTGTGTTGTTTTAAATGATTTTAAACCTGAAGAAACAAAATCAAATTCGCCAATTGTACCGCGATTTGAAACAATTGTCCATTCATTTGTTGGCAATTCAAAAGTTGGGTCTAAATTTCCGATTTTAATAAAATTATTTAAAGAATCTTGTTTGATATTGTCTTCAACAATTTTCGCCGGCGGAATATATTCAACCGTCAAATCATTATCAAGGGGCGTCAAATCTGTTTTTGTTTTTAAAAAAACGTCAAGTTCAATGTCTGAAGTATTTACGGCTGAATTATTGTAAATTCTAAATTCAGGACGTTCGTCAAGTTCAGTTTGCAAACGCTTTGTGTCTTCATCTCTGACTTCTTGTTGAATAGTACCGTCAAAAATATCTTCAAAAAAATCATTGTCCATGTAATCGGAATTTGATACAATGTACCAATTTCCAAGTGCTTGAAAAATTCTACAATTTAAAGTTCGCAAAACGTTTGTCAAATACTTTTTGCAATTGTGTACTTTTAATTTTTCATTATATTTTGCCGAACCGAATCCAAACAAAGTTGTGTTTTCGACATACGCCGTCAATTGATTTCCAACACGAACGCCCGTTGAAAAATAAACGTTCAATCCAAGATTTGTTTTTGAAATGCAATTTGTAATCAAATTTTGTGCAAGTGTTGTTGTGTTTGTGTGGGTTATGTCAAAAACGTCATTGTTGTCAATCCCAACAAATTTTGTTTCCAAAAGTCCCAAACCGTCATTTGCTTGCAAACTTATTTGATACGGCGGTGACATTAATGCTTGTTTGTATGAATCGGTTACAATGAATCCCGCCCAGTAAAGTTGATAATTGTTTGACGCGTCTTTGTAAAAAATTTTGACTTGAAATTCTTCTTCGTCAAACGCATAAAAATTTTCGTATTGAACCTCGTTTGTCACAAATAAATTTATTGTACAAGTTGAACCAATGATTGGCGAATAAAAGTCGTCGTCGCCGTCCCACTTAATCGAAACCGGGTCGCCGGTTCCAATAAGTGGCAACACCGTACCCGAATAATTGTTTTTTAAAATTTCAATTTTTTTCCCATTTCCCAAAACGTCGGAAAATTCAAGTCTATATTTAACCCCGTAAGCCATTTTTTTATTTTATACGTCCACGATTTGTTTCGGCGCGTTGCAATGCAACGACAAGGTCTTGACCCCGCAATTGGAATGAACCGCCAACGTCAACTTGTTGCGCGCCCCTTGGTTGAATCATTGATGTCAATCGGTCTAGCGGTGCAACAACTTCAGGATTTTGACGTGCGCCCGCATATTCACCAAACATTCCAAGGGTTGGTGTTGAAACAATACCACCGTTTGCAAACTTTGGAATCTTTTTAAATGCCCCACCAATCGCGGCAGTTGCCCCGGCAATAAGTGCCGGAAGCACGAACGCGGCAAATGGACCGGCGGCGGCGGCGGATTGTGCGGCGGCGGTAACACCTAACGACATAGATTGTGCAAGGTTGACCGCAATGAATTGCAATGCACCTTGAATTAATGTTGACAAAAATGAACCCATTGCGGTTTCCGAATCGCCCGCCATGCTTGCAAATCCTTCACCAATTGCGGCAAATCCACCAATCATTGCCGCACCTAATTGGTCATTGATTGCGGCGGTTCGTTCCATTGACGCTTTTATTTTCTCAGCATTTTGCGCGGCGTTTGTAGCTTCATTGTTTCTTTGAATCATTCGTTGATTTGACGATTCAATCATTGAATCGGTCATTGATGTTTCAAATTCCGACATTCCTTGAAATCCAATTGGCGACAACGTGCTTGTGTCTTCACCCAAACCACTCATGATTCCTTTTGATGTTATTCCGCCGGAATCATCAATAGCGGTGACTGAAGTTACTTTTGCGCGTTGTGCTTGATTGTTTGAAATTTCAGTTGTATTTTCTGAAAGTAATTGTGTGTTTTTTTCAAGTATGTCGTTAAATTCTTCAACCGTATTATTTTCGTCTTGTTGTGTTTGTTCAACACTTTTAAGGGTGTTGACTTCTTCTTGATATATTGCAATTCTTCTTTTTATTTTTCTGTATTCTTGATTTTTGTTTTTTATTTTGGAATTTGAAATATCAATCAATTTTTGTTTTTCTTCAGCAATTATTTGATTCAATTGTTGAATACTTTTGCCCGACGTCATTGCTTCACGTCGCGCATCTTTTTGATTTTTAGAATACCTTGACAATGCCAACCCCAAAGCAGTAACACCCGCGGCAACCGCTAAAATTGGATTTGCTAACATTGTTGTTGTCAAAACTTTAAACGCAACGGTAACGCCTGGAAGTATTGAAAGAATAGAACCAAATCCGGTTGCAATTTTTCCAATGAAAATAATTACTGGACCCGCCGCGGCGGCAATTCCCGCAATTGTTAAAATTGTTCTTTTTGTTGATTCGTCTAAACTGTTAAATTTTTCAGTTAGATTCGTAATGAAATTTGTGAAACTTTGAATGGTTGGAACAAGCGCAGTCAATAAAACCGAACCAACTTCGGTCAATGAATTGCGAACCGCAACCATTGCTTTGTCAAGTTTGAATGATGCGGATTCCGAAGTTCTTTCAAATGCGGTTGCCGTTGCGCCCTGAACATTGTTCATTTCCGCAAAGATTTCACGCGTTGAATCAACCCCCGCACCCAACAAATCCATGACACCGGACAATGCGCGAACGTTTCCAAATACACGCGCAGCGGCTTGGTCATTTCCTTCAAAGTTTGATTTTAAAATTTCAAGGGTTGCCAAAAGTCCGTCTTCTTTCAAAGATTGTCGAAGTCCCGCCGACGACAGTCCCATTCCCGCAAGTGCGTCTTCAGCGTCTTTCGTTGGTTTCAATAAGCCATTGAGAATTCCACGCAATTGTGTTGATGCAACCGCGGCGTTCGTACCCGTTCGGGACATTGCCGCAAATGCCGCACCCACTTCATTAAATGAAACACCCATGTTTGATGCAATAGGTAAAACTGAACCCATTGCGCCAGCTAGTTCAGATGATTCAAGTTTACCTTCACGAACGGCGGCAACCAAAACGTCGGTTGCGTCCGATGCCCCCAAAGTGTCCGCACCGTAAGCATTCATTGCGGACGTTGCAAGGTCGGCAACAGTTGCGGTGTCACCAAGTCCAACCGCGGCGGCTTGCAAAGATGCGTTCAAAACGTTCATCGCTTGTTCACCTTCCAAACCGGCGGACGTAATAAAAAACAATGCGTCGGCGGCTTCAGATGCTGAACGCCCGGTGTCGGTTGCCATTTGTTTGGCGGTTTCCCCCATTTTGGCAACTTCTTCACCCGCAATCCCAACAAGGGATTCAATCTTTGTCATTGACTTGTCAAAGTCGGCGGCAAGTTTAATTCCCGCACCGCCCGCCAAAGTAAGGGGCAACGTCAAACTTTTTGAAAGTTTAGACCCGATTGCTTGCGCCTTAGTTCCAAAAGATTTTAAACGTGCGCTTGTCTTAGTAAGTGCGGAATTTAATTGTGACGCATCGCCCGTCAAGACGACTTTCAATGTGTTTGACATGGATAAGTTTTCCACAAAAATACGAAATTTATTGCGGTGTTTTTTTGTAGGAATTCACGTCGTTTTTATACTAAAAAACGTGTTTTTTTAAAAAAGGACAAAATACATTTTAAAGCGGTTTTCGTGCGTTTTAAGCGCATTTGACCCTTTTGGCATATATATATATTAAAAAAAATAGTTCGTTAAATACGCGCAATTTTCCTTCGTATAAATTTAAATGTTTTTTTAATTTTGAAAATGTTTTTTCAATTTAATATAAAACAAAAAAAAGGTCATTTATTTGACTGATTTTTTTCCTTTAATTGTTCAACACGTTTCAAAAATTCCATTGCTTGTTTTGGTTCTGACTTTGGTTTTCCACGTTCCAGATAAACGTCTTGTGGCAATGGGAAAAGTTTGTCGGGTGTAATCATTTGCGCCCGTTTTGAACAATTAATGTTGTAAAGCATTGTTGCAACATAACGCGTTCGTTCCCATTCTAAATTTTGTTTTATGTTGTGTGATTCACCAATCAATTGATTTTCCTTCCATGTATATTGCCAAAAATCATTTGGCGAAATCCCGACTTGACCAATGTAGTAATCAAATAAATCGTCCCAGGTCAGCCGGGTTTTTACTTTCCCGACGCTTTCGTGGATTTTTTGACGTTGCGTTTTATGCCAACATTAAGGTCATTTCCAAGTATTTTTGATTCGGTCATTGCTGCAACAACCCCCTCCAGTTGTTCAGGGTCTAAATCATCAAGCCATGCCCCAACTTGATAAATATTAAAATCAACTTCATTGCCTTGTTCTTGTTCATTTGCTAAAATAGCCGAATAAACAATTGCGCGAATCATGTTCAACGAAACCCCGTCATCAAAAATTTTGCCAATTTCATGCAATTTGATTTTAAGGACTTCGGTCAAGTTTGACCAAAAATTCATGCTAAAATGCAACGTGCGGTTTTTCCCACCAAGTTTCACGGCGTAAAACCCCCTTTTTCTGTTTGCCATTATAATCCCCTTTTACGTTATTTTTTAATTTGTCGTTTTTCCAATTGCGCCGGTCAATGTAATTGAACCCGAATAAGAAACGGGACTTTCCATTTCCGCCGAAATTTCAACACTTGACAAGAATCCGTCGGCGGAATAAACCGCGTCGCCAGTTTCTTCAGTTCCAAATGAAACGTCAAGTTTAGTTCGTGCAATTATAAAGTCAGCAAGGTCAATTGCGTTTTTTGGTGTTGGTGAACCCGATTCATCGTAAACAACCAAACCGTCAAATGAAACTTCACCGGAAATCACACCCGCAATATGTTCGGCAAATCCGCCGGAATCTTTGGTTGTGGCTTCGGGTAAATCATTTGAAAGTGAAATTGAACATGAAGTCGTGTGACCAACTTTCGCAAGTGTACCGCCGTTTGTATCGAGTTTGACAATTAGGTCAGTGCCATTGAAAATTCCTGAAGTCGCCATAGTTTTAAAATTTTATACAAATATACGTATTTTAAAATTGTCAAACTAAGTTCCAATTTACGTCAACTTGATTCCAAATGTCATTTGCGTAGTTCCAAATTTCACCGTCAGTTTCGTCGATAATTGAATAAAGACCGGTCACGGTGATTTCAAGGTCAAACGACGTCACGGCTTCCATTTCCGCAACTTCTTCAACGCTTGTGACAAATCCTTCGCCCTGAAAAACAATCCCTTGTGCGCCCGTAGCTTGTGACAAAAAGAATTCAGCGCGGGTGCGCGTCAATACCATGTCTGAAAGTTCTTCAAAGTTTACGGCGTCGTCATAATTAGTGAAACCCGTTGCAGTAAGTTGACCCGAACGAACGCCGGGCAATAGTTCTTGAAACCCAAGTGAATCTTTGTTTGTGCTTTCAACAAGGTCAACGTCCAACGTCAAGGCAACACCCGTTGTGTGACCAACCGCGATGTCGCCTTTGTACAACAAAAAAGTTGTTCCGTTGATTGGATTCATATTACAACAATTCCTTTAAAGCGGTCACAAACGCTTGTTTGCCGAATTCAAGTTGTTCCAAGTTAAACTTTGAATTTACAATTTTGCGGTCTAAATCCGCAATGTGATTGACGTGTGCTTTTTGTTCATCTGTTAAATCCTCGAAAAAATATTCTTGGTCGTCAATCATAATGGGGGTTTTTTCTTTTTTTCCCATGATATAAAAATTTAAAAATTAATAATTAAGATAATTGCAAGCTGACATGTGTCGGGTTTGCAATAAGTTCAAGCTGGGAATCAAGTCCCGCTTTTAATGAATCAACATCAAGATTTGCTTCAAGCCAACCTTCAACGTCGGATTGTGCTAATGAATCAAATTCAATGAATGATTCCGCTTCAGGCGATTCAAGTCCGATTGAACCGTAAACATCCGCAACATTTTCATTTTTGTCGATTGCTTGCAGTCGCCAATGAATAGTTTCAATGACGTTTTGCATGCCGTCGCTTTCGATTTTTGCTTCGAGGTCACCAATGACCCAAAAATAAGTATTTGCCATTTTTTATAAATTTATTTGTGATTTTAAAGTTTGTATTTCTGTCTTCAATTCGTTTATCATTTCTTGTTGTTCTTGTATTGCTTTCAATAAATATGTAGGCAAATCACCGTAAGAAACCCCTTCAATTTGCGGTTCGTCAAAACCTTCAACTTTATTTTTAAATGTTAGTTCAGGAATAACTTCAACAACTTCTTCAGCAATTAATCCAATTGCATTTTCATTTGTGTCTTTGATTTTAAATTTTACAGTTCGAAGGTTCATCAACTTGTCAATCTGACTATCAAGATTTTCAACTTCTTCTTTATACCTCAAAGACGAACTTTGATAATAAAATTCCTTTGTAGATGTGTTGTATCTTATCATGGGGTTTGAAATTGATGTACCCCCAGATAAAGCCGGTGCAAAAATACCGCCGTCATACGCAATTTTAAAATTTTCAGTTGTTGGGTCTGCACTTCCGTTTGAAGTAAAAAATTTCATATCAAATGCCGCACCAAATTCATTGTATGAAACAACATCGATTTTTCCTTTTATTCCCGCTTGTTGACCCCCTGATGCGTCATTGCCAAAAAATTCAACCGCACCCAAAGAATCACCTGACGTCCATGTTCCGTTTTTAGTTGAATTAATTCGAATTACAACATCGTCACTTGCTGAAACAGTCAGCTTTTTAGCGGGCGAACTTGTTCCAATTCCAACATTTCCAGTCCCGTCGTCAAATCGTATTCTTTCAGTTCCTGAATCCGTGAAAATCAAATCACCGTCAACATTCACACCAATTCCCCATTGTTCAGCGCCCGACGATTCTTGAATTACAATTGCAGTGTTGTTTGAATTCGTTTTTACCGCAATGTTACCATCACCAACATTTCCACTTGAATCACAATTGCCAACTTCAAGTTTTGCTTGTGGCGAAGTCGTGCCAATCCCGACGTTGCCTGACGAATTGATTCTCATTAATTCATTGCCGGATTCTTTAAAGATATGATTACTGTCACCATTGTTGTTACTATCGGCATTATAAATTAAGTCACCCAAAGAAAACATCGTGAAATTTGATGTGCTTGTTCCTAAAAATCCGCCAATTCCAAAAGTCAAATCGTTTTCAATATTTGCAGAACCAGCAACATGAAGTAAATATGTCGGCGAAGTTGTTCCAATACCGACGTTGCCCGTGGTTCCTTGAATATGCAATTTTGCACTATTGTTAATTTTTAAAGCAACATTTTGACCAGTTGGCGCGTTTATTGAAGTGCTGCCAGCCGGCGATTGATTCAAAGCGTAGTTTGTCGCAGAACCTTGGTCAAAATGCGATAAATACAAATAATCTGAAACGTAATTGTCAAATTTTGCCCTTCCTAAAATTACTCTTGCATCTGTATTCCCCGCAACATCAAGTTTCCCACCAGGCGAAGTCGTGCCGATTCCGATTTTTCCGCTTGAATCGATGCGCATTCTTTCGGCGTTAGCAGTACGAAATATCATATTTGCTGATTCTCTTTGAATCAAATACATATCGGAACCTGACAAAGTAATTACAGAACCGTCAGTTCCTGTTCTTCCCGTGGTGTTGTTTACCATTACAAAAGCGGCGGAAGCATTTGAACCACCGTCAAGAACAACTTGTTTATTTGCCCACCCGGTTAATGTAGTGCCGCCAATACCGACGTTGCCGCTTGAATCGATTCTAATTCGTTCAGCATTGTTCGTGAAAATACCCATGTGGTCTGTCATGTGTTCATACTGAACCCGACCCATATTCACATCATCAGGGTCACCAAAATGAACACCAGATATGCCCGTGGTAGACGTGCTAGATATTTGCACTTTTGTAGTGCTTGCGCCAGTAACATGCAGTTGTTCGCTAGGATTAACAGTACCAATTCCAACTTTACCGTTGTCTTTATTAATTAAAAAATAAGTGTCGCCGCTGTCTTCTGTAATTTCAAAATGTCCAGTTGAAGTTGACCTTCCTAATTCCCAATATGTTGTTGCACCAGTTGACAATCTTAATTGCTTTCCGCTACCAGTTCTCACTTCAAGTTTAGCACCCGGCGAAGTTGTTCCAATCCCGACGTTGCC